CATGGCAAGAAAGAAAGACCCGAAACAAGAAAAATACGAAAGCTAATTAATCGCTTGTATGAATGAACTTGACCGGGCTATGGGCCGGGTCATTCGCTGGAGTAACAAGCTATCGGCGCTACGGACCCGCCGGAGCCGTCTCCAACGGGAGTTGGCCAAGATCATAGCCGCGCCCGTCGCCTAGCCAAAAGACTAGCCCCGGGTTCGCGCCCGGGGCTAGCAAGCCGCGTCACGCCGTAATATAAAATTCAACTTCCTGTATCCAAGGATTACTATTGAAGTTCCCCGACACACCTAGCAACCTAAACCATTGCCCGGCACCGGGACTAGTGAATATGTATTCTGAAACCGTAGCCCCGCCAAGGTTGATTGTTGATCCGGCGTTAGTCCACGTTGAACCGTTCGGAGAATATTGGGGTTGCCATACGCCATGTCCGTTAGCGTCTTGCTGATACCATTTGATACGCTCAATAGTTTTAGTCCCATACGACGATAGATTGAATTTGATTTCCAATCCGACGCTAGCTTGGTCCGCCGCCCAAAAGCCGTCAAAGACGTTATTACCAAAAGCCCCGTCTACGGCGTTCCCCACAACATCCGTCCGGCCCCCGGTTAGCGTCGTCGTCACCGGGAGGCTAGCCGTCCTGTCCCCGGACCCGCCCGGGTTCGTATAGGAACCCCCGCCCGCCGGGACGCTAGCTAGGACAGCTTCCATAAGCCCCGCCCCGACGAAGGGGGAGCGCAAGGACAGGCCTAGCCGGAGTACCGCCCGCATAGACCCTACAGCAACGAATGGAGCGTCCAGCCTTATCGTGGCCGGGCCTAGAGGGGGCCGGGTTTGCCGCCTAATGACGTTGTGCCGTGATACGCCCGGAGTACCGAACAAGGATTACACTCCGTCAAAGTCACCGTATACGACAGACACTTGAACGGACTTAGCCGCCGTAACTGCCGTTAACGCCCGAACCTGTAGAACGTCCGCCGCTTCCAAGAATAAGTAGGGTTGGGCGTCAGCGTCACGGGGGAGAATGTCCAGCAAGTCCCCGCCCATAAGATTGACCGGGCCTACGGTATTAGTTAGGCCCGCGTTCTGTGGAACCGCTACGGTTTGTAAGACGTTGGACATTGACGCCCGTTTGATAATCAGTTGAACGTTCCGCGCCGCCGTATCTTCGCCCGCCGCAATAGCTGCCGTAACCTTTGCCCCGCTAGCGCCCGCCGTGAATACGTCAACCGGGTTTGTTACGTCAGCGTCCAAGATTTGCGCCAAAGCTATTCGAGGCTTGTTTACGAATGTGGGGGTTTTGTTTAGTGCCATTTCATATTCCTCCAAAGGCCCCATGGTATAAGGCGTTCAACAGCGGGGGACTTACTGCCACGCCGAACATTTGTTGATACAACGCCTCTAGGCTTGCGTCAACGGCGTTAGGGTCAAAGGTTGCCGCTGAAATATGATCCTTAGTTACCATGAATAGTCCTACGTTTAATACGGTAACCACGTCGAATGCAAAGTAAGCTGTATCCGGGGTCCATTCCCCGCGCCAAGCAAACGTAGCAACTGGTAATTCATACGGCCCAAATTGCGTACCATCTTCAAGGTAGATTGTGAATAGATGGCCTTCAACTAAGATATTCGAAATCTCATTAGGTTCAGGGGGGTTTTCTTCGATGGAAGTAACGCGCGAAACTAGTTCCCAAAAGTTCAAATCAACTTCCGTTGGGGTTAGGTTTGAACCTTTACCCATACCCCATTTTAAGGCGTCGTCTGTCCGGAAAAGAATAGCCATGGCCTAGGCCTTTGTTGCTGATAGCTCTAGCGTTTCCAGATTGAGCGTATAGGTTACCATATAAGGGGGCAATGCGCCAGTTTCTACCGGACCCGCGCTTTCATAGATGATATGCTCCGCGTCTTGTTCCGGCCAACCGGGGGAGCCTTCGTCTACGGGGAAATCTACTTTATCTTTATACGTCGAAAAGATAGTCCCCCAACCAAAGTTGTCACCTTCAAAATGGTTTACTGTTTGGGCTTCAATAAAGTAACTCACACTACTATCATTATATCCTAAATCAATAAACGCTTGCGCTTCCGCTTGCGTATCAAATGCGATTGGAATTGAAACTATGTCTGTAGGGTCCGGAGTTCTTAAGTCCCCCGTTGTAAAAGGATTAGCCTGATTTTCTGCTAGGTTCGTTGCCCCAAAGGCACTAGACCAAACCCAATAACTTGTAACGGGTACTTCTATGGGAGCCGAACCCGCCGGAGTATTCAACATAAAAGTTACTTCAGTAGCGCCGGGATTTTCCGCCCGTATCTTTCCAACGTTGAAGAACAACGTAGCGAAGCCCCGGTAGATATCGCTTACATGGTCCACTTTAGGTTCACCGTTCCACATAAACAGCTTACCCATCATATCATCCGAAATAGGATCAACATACGGAGGAATAGCGCCGGGAATATCCGGGTCCATAACACGCAAATCAAAAGCGAATGGATTATAAGAACCGCTAGGAAATGGAAGGCTATGTAATGTAAATGCGGGGTGACCAAACTTTCGGGAATACGTTAGAAATAATGAAGCAATATCCCCGCCCGCCCATTGGACGTTGACAAGATTAGTAGCCGGTAACGTTCTATAATATATCTCATTCATTTGTTGTAATGTTGTGTGTCTATAATCATGTTCTTCTTACGGAGTTCATAAGTTGCGTCCGTTACGTTCCCAAAGTCCCCCATTGGATTATAATAAACTACTTGCTTGCCAGTTTCGCCAGAATTAGCAGCGGATTGCGATACGATTTGGCGAACGCTTTCTACGTCAACGTAGTTCTCTGGATTGTCCTTGTTCTTAACCCGGATGATATCGACATGACGCCTAACTTCGTGCGTTTCAGTTTCAACAATTACTTCAGTATGCCTATTGAACTTCGCCGTAAAAACATCGTCCCCCGCCGAACCGAATTCTAATACAGCTTCGTCAACCTCCGGTTTCTGTTTGGGGGTTGTCCGCTTCCGGGGGCCAACGTACAAGCTTTCATGAGGCCTAACAACTAATTCAAGGTTCGTCATGTTGCCGCCTCTAGGTCAATACCTTGTGGGATTACCAACGTTGTAGGTTGTATCGTATACAACGTTTCGAATGGCCCGCCGGTCAATGGCACGAATTCTATCCGAACCCGGGTAGGATGATCCGATATAGCTTGTTTTGTTAAAGCTTCGTCCTTTGCCTCCCTAGTAAGTTCAACCGCCTCCCGTTGAACAGACGGGGAATTAGTCACATCAAATTCTTTAATTGCAGTATGTGGGGTAAATCCACGAATAAAATCTACCCCATCGTCATTAGGGTTAGCTTCCGGAATTGTATAGCCAACGTCGCCGGGGCCAACAGCTACAATCGTTCCCGAACGTTCTTGATAATCTTCCGTATAACCATCTTCAACATACATTGGCAACCCGGGAGCCGTCGCGATAGCGTCCCCATATCCGACAGCTACGCCAAGGGTCACCCGCCCCACAAGAGCGCCCGTAGCTCCGTCAAGACTTGCGCCGTAGTTGACAACCTTACCCGTTGCCTGTCCGCCGGGTAAACGCGGATCATGAATTAGCCCGGACTTCCGACAGCTTAACGTTAACACGTTTTCAAATTGGGTTTCAAACTTGACTTGAACGGCCCGCGCCCGATGTATCAGGTTCGCCCGCGCTAGCATCATGAGATAGTCAATCGCCAGCTTGCCGTTATCCGTCGTCAGGAAACTACGCCGCCTAGCGTCAACGATAGGGGCTTGTCCGTCAATCAGTTCCGACAGGTCTACGGAGTTAATAGTTATCTTTGCCCGTTCGTCATCCGCCGCTAATGTTACGATAGGTTGCATAGACGCCCGCATAATAAACTTTACCCGTTCCATATACTCCCGGCTAACATCATAACCAACAACTAACGTAGGTTTGATATGCCACAAAGGAACAACGATAGTTTCATAGAACGCGCTAAGCGCCCCTCTTACCTGAAACGTTGGAATAAGGATTGAACCCGGAGGCGTACCCTTGGGAACAACAACTCTATGGATAAGTTCAAAGGCGTCGTATTCGTCCGGGATAACCTTACCGTGTTGGGGTTCGGCTAGGCCCGTCTTAACTTCCCAACCCCCGCCTATATTACTTTCATCCTTGGGCCAATCGCCTACCAATCCTTCCCCGCTGAAGGACGTTATAAGCTTCGTTTCAATATCGTTTGGCCATTTAGACTGGAGATAATCCCGTAGGTCTAGTCCAGCTATTGCCGATTGTGTCCATGGCAATTCGGCCTCAACTTCAACCGCCCGTAGGGGTATCCCTGAAAGATTGATTTGAACCCCATCATAGAAAACCTTGTCCGTTGTGAAATCTACTAACCCATCTTCCCCGGTCAATACGTCAGATACGCTAACGTCATGGGTTAGCCGGTCAATATGATAGAGTTGGGAACGGGCCTCTAGAACAGCGTCTAAATCTTCCCGTCTATCCGGTTCAATAAATGCAGGGTTCCAATACGGAGGAACCCGAAGGGTTGCGGCTAATGCTTCCTTTTGTTCGATATAGTCCGAAGGCCTAGCTACAAAGTCCAACGAAATAACTTCCGCCTGAAGTTCAGACGGGACCCCCACAAGCCGCCCGAAGAACAGGGGAGTTATCGTAGTCCCGTCGTTGTAGGCGAACCATGACCAAAACTTACGCCCGGGGGCCAATAGCCCAATCTTGGGATTACGAACCCCTAACCTTAACGTACTGAATTCCCCCTCACTATGCTCTAGATCGAAACTGAAAACGCTTTCATCTACCCGATAATGTTCCGGCCCAAAGGTTGTTTCTGTGGGGTCAACCCAAGCAAACAGGAACGGCCCAACCGGGGCCGTTAACGGATAGCTATTGAACCGGCCCGAACCTTGAAAGGGGGATTGCAAGTCTACCATACCGTTAGACTTCCTCTAACGTCAAAGACCATTGGTGACTAGCCGCCCATTCGTCCTTGCTATTATTGTAGGCTACAACCCGCATAGTCAACCGGGGCCTATAGAACGTATACCCGTCCGCTTCCCTAGAGCTACCGGGAACAACGTTCTTAGCCGGAGCGCCGCCGGTCAAATACGAAAGTTCAACAGCGCAATCTATCTGGACTAGTTGACCGGGCCATATACCGTCTAGCGCCGGAGCGTCCATATCTTGACAGGTAATAACAGACGAATACTTTTGAAACTGAACAGCGGAAATGTCCGCCAAATCTCCGTTGACAGTTCGCCGGAGTTGTTGGGACGCTGTAATAGGGTCCAATGATTGGGTCAACCCCCGCGCCGAATAGGGAGGCATACCAAACGGCGTAATAACTATCAACGTACTTTCTATAGTCATTTCTTGCCATGATACCAGTTAGGTTTGCGTCCGGCGGAACTCATTTGCCGTCTAGTTGCGAACCGTACCAAGCTTTCCGCCGTATCTTCCGGCACCGTCAACCCCTCAAATCGTTGCCCCTCGATTGTCAGATTTATAGGCCTCCCCCCGACCCTAGGAAGGGCTACCAAGCCCCCTTGAGCGAACCGGGCTGTACGGGGGGCTAGAGCGCCTACGGCCCCTCCCATAGCGTATTGGAAGTTGTCGCGGGGTATCGCCATGGAGTTTAGCGCCCCCATGATCCGATTGCCATAGTACCGCGCCGCCCGAGCCTTCATGACCCATTCGCCATTGGATAGCCACGCCGGGATACTATCCGACGTAGACCCGCCCGCACCCCAAACCGGCCCGCCCCTAGCCCAACCGCCACCCCCGCCGCCTTCCGCCGTCTTTTCCCGGTTGATCTTTGACATGCCCAACCATTCCCGGGCCTTGTCAATTAGCTTCTGATATTGCTCAATAGCCCATTGAACCTTCTGGCCCAACCAATTCCATAGTTCGTCCCATTTCTGACGGATAAGGTCCGGAAGCTTACCTAATTCATCCGCCGCCCATTTATTCCACTCCGCTACTTTGGCTACTAATGCGTCCCATTTTGCCTCTAAATCAGTCCAGATATCACCAATCCATTTAGCGAAATCAGACAACGCTTTACCAATGGACTGAACAACCTCTAGCGCCGCCTTTCCAAACTTTTGCCAATCAACTTTATCCAAGTTCTCTATAAGTAGGCCTAGCCCGATAACTATAGCCGTAATCGCAATCCCCCATGGCGTAAAGGACAGCGCCAGCGAAGCTACCCGGGCTAGGCCCAATGCCGTAGTTACCAAACGTAAGACGCTTAACAACGACGTGAACGCCTTAACCGCTATGAGAACTCCGGCAACCAAACCTAAGTCAGACATTGAAAAGTTTGTACCGAATATTTTGTTAACCCATTCAAATGTCTTTTCAAGAATAATAATCCAGCCATTGAATACAGGAATAACAACGTTCTTAATACCCAAACCAATACCCTCTATGATCTTCCCAATAGCATATATAAACGTACTTTGGACTTGATCGGAGCGCCCCGTAAATGCCAACACTAATTCGTTGACAACCTTTTCAACGGACCTACCGAAGCTCAAAATCTTTTCCTGATTGCGCGCAATAAACTCCGCAATCCAATCCTGCCCCGCCGTCAATTGTGGGGTAAACAACAACCCAAGTTTGGTTGTCGTAGTTCCTAGCGTAGCGTTCAACTTCTTTAGGCTCTTGTCGTATTTGTCTCCTATCTCTACCTCTTGTTCAGTCAAAACAAGGCCTAACCTTTGAGCCTCTTTAATGAAGTTATCAATACCCTTTTCACCTTCCCCAAGCAACGCAACCAACGGCCCGCCAATACGCCGCCCGAATACGCTGATAACTTTTGCTGCCCTATCCGCCGGGTCCGGTATCCGTTCTAATGCTTTGGCGAAATCCCGAAGAACAGCCGTACCCGAACGCGCCCGATTAGCTCCATCAACTAACCTAACGCCCATATCCTCGAATACTTTAGTAGTTGCGTTTCCTCCGGCTTGGGCTTGCGATATGATATCGTTCAACGAATTGAATACTAGATCAAGATTACCAAGGCCTCTTGACGTTTGATTGATTGCGTAAGTTAGTTCTTGGTAGTCCTTGGTTGATTGTCCAGTTTGCGCCGCCCCGTCTCCGATACTGTCCGCCGCGTCTCCCGCGTTCCCGGCTAATTTCTTGAACGCTACGCCGATAGCTGCAATACCAGTTACAAGAGCCGCCGATTTAATTGCCGTTCCCGCCGCCGCTATCCGGCTAGCTACGTTGTCAATATTAGTTCCGAAAGACTTTGCCCCGGCTTCAGTTCGCTTTATAGTTTGGTCTATACCTTTGAAGGTTGTATTAAGCCCCGCCGCTGATTTGTCCAAAGACTTAAACGAACGTTCGCCCGCCGACGCAATATTATTTAGGGAAGCCGTAGCTTCCTTTTCACCTTCAAACAGTAGACGTTGTAATAGGTCTTGAGCCTTGATTGCCATACTACACCCTTAAGTTTCGGTCATAGTATGATTTCCAATTCTTCAAAATGTTCAAACAGATTTGACGAATAGTCCATTTCTGAGGAATACGAACGGACTTTAGCCCCACATACTTAGGCTTCTTATCTTTGATTGACAGCAACAACGGGGCACGCCCGCGCCGGTTGACCCGGAACAAGCCGCCTTGGGTTCGGGCATAATCCCGCGCCCGAACGCCCTTCAGCCTTGCATAGGTCAAGGGGAGCCATAGCAGGGGCTTCCCCCGGACAACGCCCCCGTGTTCGAACAGCCCCGCGCCTATCTGGTCATGGGTTACGTCAATGCGAGCATTAATCAAAACTCCGGACGTTGGATACGTCGTAGCTACTAACCCCTTCCTCCAACGTTGGCCAAACTTACCCGCCCCTTTGATATTCGCCCGGCCTTCGTTCTCAATATCCTTTGACGCTTGCCGCGCTCCCAACGTCGTAGCCCTAGCCATAGCTGTAACCATCTTCCTCATTTGGTCACGCCATTGTTTATCTAGGTTCTTGTTTGTAAATACGAAAGCTAAGGCCATAGGTTCAACGCGGAAGCCGTAACGATGGACCCGTTCCCGTCAACTGTAATAAGATTATGATAAGCGCAACCACAGCAATAACGACAAGGACAATAGATACAATCTGTTTCAATGGACCCGGTAAAAGGTTCGCCGGGATTTGTTGAATTAGCCAAAAGACAAAGATTAAGACGATAACAAGAATTGCGATATATACTAAAACGTCAATCATGGCGAACCTCCGTTAAGCCGTTCTAGCTTCCCATTGCTTTATCTGTTTCTTGATTTCTTTAACGTCCCCATGTTGGCCTAGCGTTATCAAGTGTAGTTGTTCAATTAGCTCCCGATACTTCCGACGTTCGGCTAGGTCTAAGAACCCTTCAAGTTGCCTTGGCGTATACTCCCAAACGTCTCCCGATCTATGCCCCAATGATATTAGTTGCTCAATTGCGGAAGCTATTTCGTACCCGCTTCCTTGCCAAAGTTTTCGTCTACTATGTCTTTTGGAATTACTCCCAACTTTTCTAGAGTTGCGACGAAAGGGCCAACACCCGTTGGGAACGTTAAGGTTACGATTGCGTCCAAGAATTCAACTTGGGTTCCCAATGGTAACAGGTCCGCCGCTTTCTTGTGTTCGTCGTTCCCGGGGTTGCCTGTCCCCGCCGCTATGATAGCCGCCGCCGCGTCCGGAACAAGCTGAAGGACAGTAGCCCCATTCAATCCTTTGGCCTCCCGTCCTGCTAGAACTTCCTTTAAGGCGGGGAAATCTTGCAAGAGCGCCACAACGCCCCGCGCCGATATCCCCGATACCGTGACCCCTTGCACCGTCAAGAATGACGGAGCAATATCCAATAGCCCAACCATTCGCCATGTATCCTATAGTTAGGCAATAACGTTAGCCGTAGCTCCCGAAGTTGCCGGAGTTGTACCCGTTGCATTGACTGCCGAAACGATAACGGTAAGCGCCGCCCCAACGTCCCCCACAACAGGAACATACGTTGACGCAATCGCGCCCGGAATATCAACCGCCGCTTTCTGCCATTTGTACGTAAAGCTTGCGGGGTTACCGGACCAAGAACCATTGTTCGCCGTCAACGTCTGCCCAACTTGAGCAATACCCGCAATAGACGGGAGCGCCGTATTCGCCGGAGCAACGTTATCAGAGAAATCAGCGGAAGCCGTTCCGAAGCTTTCGGGCGAACCCGACGCCAAGACTTCGCCGGTAATCTCCATGTTATTCCATTCGTCAGAAATGGGGTTCATGGACGACGAAGGCTTGAACGATACGGTAGGAAAGTCAAAAGTCCATTTCGGGCCTACGTCATTGGTCCCGACAATACGCAAATGTCCGTCAATTTCAGCCTCCGAAAGAATATCAATGGTAACGTTAGCCGGGTCCGATACATTCGGAATACCCATAAGCATACGTCCCAAGTTTTCGGGGGTGAATTCTTCCATAACAAGCCGGATTTGCGCCGACGTTTCCAACGCTACGGACTTGTCCTTTTTCCGGACCCCTTCCCGGCTAGAGAAATGGTCAAGAGTTTCAACCGTTGGCGTGAATTCGGCTTCCGTACAGTTGCCGATTTCATGATCCAAGATAGCGCCCGATTGTCCGGTACGCTGAAAGTAGATTTTGGCCTTGCCGATTGAATAGTTATCGACATTCGGGGAAGCTATAGAGATTGTCATTGACGTTCTCCGTTAGGTAAGTTCACTAGGGATTAGCGGGTATGTAAACGAAAACGACATACCCAATTCCCCAACCATTTGACGCCCGCGCGCTAAGTCTGTCACTAGCCCGTCATACCGCATTGACCCCGACGTACCTACAATACCCTGTAACGCCGCGTCATACAACACGCTATGAATAAACTTACGGCGGAACGTATTCAACTCCGTACCTACCGTTAGGTTCGCCGGTTTCTTGTCGTCCAAGATAAAGTATACTTCCGGTGTAGCCGTTACCATATTCGGAGCATTCGACGGACGGCCCCGGCCTATGTCGCCTTCCTTTGCCAGTTCGTCACCGTCAAACACTATAATCCCGGGGCGTTTGTCGTTCGGAAGTTCGCCCCTATTCCGTACCCAACTCTTAACGCCTTCAGCCTCTTGAGCTACGACATATAGCCGGGCCAAGATTTCTTCACGCCTATCCCTCATTTGCGTATCTGCAAATCAAAGTAGATAGCCACGCCGTTAGGCATGAAAGGTTTAGACGTAACTAAACGATAATCCCCCACACTAGGGGCCAGTTCTTTGTCTGAACTTTCGATTACTACCCTGTCTGTTTCCGGGTTCGGGATTAGAACGCTGTCAAGTCCCAAGGCTGGACACATAGCCTTAATATCCGAAAACTGAATAAGTTCGCCGTCCCGTTCTTCAGCTTCGTAGGACAGCAACAACAGCGAAACAGAAGCCCGGGTAGAACCGCGCCGTATAGTCGCACGAACGCCCGCCGCTTCAATGTCCGCTTTAGCCGATTGCCGTTCCGCGTCGTATACGCCCATAGCTAGACCCTTTCCACTCGCAAGGGTCCGCCGCCGTATTGCTTAAGCAAAGGGTCCAGCCAACTATCGACAGCCGCCGACGACGAATAGTTAGCCGATTGGTCCGCCGAAAACCATTCGGTTTCAAGGGGTCCAACTACCTTACGTTTGACTGCCCCGCCTTGAGTTGTGGGGAGGAAATCAACGCCCGCCGCTCCGTCTACGACTAGTTGACACTCAAGGTTCTTGACTTCAGGTACGATAACGTCCGGGGCAATCAATGTGCCGTCAATATACATTCCCGTCCTTGGGAAGGGTAATGGTTGATCGGAGTAAGTTTTCGTTCCTTGATATCGCGCCCGGTTCGCTATGATGAAATCCATAGCCCGGATAGTCAAGGCTTCTAATTCTACGTCATCTTCAGGAATGGTACGGTTTCGCGCCGTCGCATACTCTTTAACTTCGTCAAGAGTTACGAAGCTATTAGCGTCCGGAACGTTCGAACCATCTTCGATTAACAGCGTCATTGGTCCGCCTTATGTGACGGTAACCGTTGAAGTCTTGGACAGGGATAGTTCCGGGCTTGCCTGATAAATCCATTTCCATGTAACGACAGACGAACCCGCCGCAACCCCTGTCACCAAACCGCTAGCGTTGACAGTAGCCGCCGCCGGAGTTGCACTAGTCCAAGTAATCCCCGCGCCGGAAGTCTTTTCCGACATAACAATATCGCTTCCAACAATCTCCGAAATGATAGCTTTAAGTTGCGTCGTAGCTAGCGCCGCAATACTAACCGCCGCCGGAACTACAACAGCGTCTTTCATTTCATTCATTGGCGTAGCTGCAACTACCCCTAATGGGTAGTTGGCAATAGCCGACGTATAAGCCGCCGGAATAGTCCCCGCCAAACCGTCAGCGGGTTCAAGGGAGCCGTTCAACGGAATATCCGCCGCCCGAACCCCTACCACGCCGTAACGATTGTTCAACGTATCAATTTGCGATTGTTCCCCCGCCGTAGGGATTTTCGTTACACAAAAGAACAAAACCTTTAATGCGTTCATTTGGGTTCCCCGGATTTCCAACTGCTAGGGTTGGCCGGGGGTTCCTCCGTAGGTTCCTCCGGCTTTTCCTTTTTCAATTTGAACTTTGGGAACGCTTCCCGGTAGTTCGCCGGGATTGCCGGGCCAGCTACATAGTCGCAAGCCTCTAGCGGAATTTCGGGTTGAATGAAGTTCGCATTTCGGTAAAAGACCCCCGGCCCCATCTTCGCCCCGGCCTCCATATCGTCGTTTGACGGACGACTACCAGCGACAAAGTAAAGAACCTTTGGACCTTTAACCGCCATGACAAACTCCATTCAACTTACGAACGTTAACAGGGTGGACAGGGGATAGGGTGTTAACGTTATTGGGTAACCAACAGAACGCCCGCCAAGTCCTTATGGGACGTAGCGTACCTGTCCCAATTGGTCATGACCGCAATAGCCGCGTCATTCGGAGCCGCCGCCCCGCTGGCCTTATCCCAAGCGTAACCCTTCACGCCAAGTTCGTAGGACCATTCGGCCTGATAGTCGCGAAGGATATTTTCGTCGCCGTTCGTCGTGCTCATGTTGTCGTCAAAATCGTTTTGCTGGTCAACCTGAACAGCGTTCGCAACAAGGCCCAACGTGTTGAACGTATCCGGCGTAGCCGCCGGGTTCGTCAACGAAGGACTATCCGACACAACGAACACGCGCCCGAAACCATCTTGACGAACGTTGATAGTTTCGAATGAGAACAACGCTTCCGAATTCGCAAGGGCCGAACCGTAGATATCGAACAACGGTTTCGAGTGCATAACCCAAGCTAGAATGTCTTGGTAGCTGTCCCCGAATTTGGATTGCGCCACATTGAAAGATGAAATGGTCGCAATAGCAGCTTGGGACGTAAGAATTTCCGCCGTGTTGTTCAACGCTGCAACCGTCCCCATAAGCGCCGTATTCAACATATCGGCCATGGTATCTTTGGCCAATTGCTGCCCAACAACCGCGCCGCCTTCCTCCGGGTTGCGCTGTATCCAACGGAATTGAGACGGAGGCAACGAAATCGGGGGAGTACCCGCCGCAACCTTGACCATGGTTGCCACAAGATGTTCAAGGGTCTTTGGCGTAACCGCGCCTGAACCGTAGGGATTGCGCCGACGAACAAGACCCGAAATCTTTTTCCAAAAGGTTTCGTCCGAATAGTCCCCGACATGAGCCTTCGTAGACAAGACGATAGTTCCCCGCGAAGCCGCGTTGAACAAATCAACTTGCTGTTTCAGAACTTCCGTCTGAGACGAATAGACGAATTCGGAAAAGACGGCCAAATCAGAAAGGGCCATAGTTACCTCCGTTGGGTTAAGCTTCCGACGCCGCTTCCCGTTTCGCTTTCAAATGCGCCGCCAAATCCTTAGCGGAAGCCTTTGAAAGATCAACAGGCTTTTGAGTTTCGGAAGCCCCGCCACCGGGGGGCCTACTATCCGGGCTACTTCGCGGGGCACCGCCGCCGCTAGCCTTACTGCCGATA